TCAACATCAAGAGGTAACACTAATGAAGGCCAAATTCCAGCTCTTTGAGCAGCTTGCTGTTCGGTTAGCGACCAGACGCCTTTGGCCGAAGATGTAGTCGGTATGTTTGCTGGGCCGATAATCCCGCCGTTACCGTGTGGCATAACGACTCCTAGCTAATGTCTTCGTATGAACAGACAACTTTAATGTCGCCGCTATCAAATCCGCTAGACCCTACGGTAATACCTAAGCTGCTATCTTCTTCAAGATACACATAAGCGTCTTTATCAATAACCACGAGCGTTGCATCCGCAGGCACACTAACCGTAGACACAATAGGCGTTGCCGTTCCACCCAAAGCTGCCGCTGAATAATAATTTACAGTCACTTCAAGGTTTGTAGTCCCGTCCGTATTGGCAACGTAAAGCGCATTTACTTTTAAAACTTTCCCTGAAGATGCTGCATTGCTAAGTATGGAAGTCGCCGTAGCAGCCGTCGTGACGTTTGTCGTTGTTGTCTTCCCAGTAATCGTGGTCGGTGAAACTAAATTAGGTGCAGCCATTTGTTATCCCCAAATCATTGCAGTCATCACGGGACTTGGCCCACCTCCACCACCGGTCGCAGCAATCGTTATGATGCCGTTTCCGGGGGTCAGTGTGATATTTGATCCAGCGGTTAGCCCATAGGCAGCGCGTTCTGCTGGATAGGTCACAAAGACGTTTTTAGTGCCAGCGGAGAAGTCAACGAGGCTTCCAGAGTTACTGGAAGACAAGACCGTGTCTCTTGATAACGTAGTGCCAGACGATGTGTAAGTGCCTATGCCGACTTCCCACTGGGAACCCGACTGATCCGCAATACTATAAAAAGTCGTATTACCATTACCTACAGCGGCAAACGATTGAAACCCCGTAACCGCACCGGCAAGAGTTATCGTGCCGGTGCCTGTCGTGGTGGTTGTCTCTTGAACCCGATCAGCGAGAAGAAAGGCCACTGGGTTCTCCTAAAAGGCTTAAGCGATGCGGATAATCGCTGTTGCAGCAGCAGGCGATGGAAACTGGATCTGGAAGTCACCAGAGCTGACCGATTGATCACCACCAAAGCTAAGCACTGCACAAGCAGGGTTTCCAGTTGCTGTGTCGTTATAAATAATCCCACCGCATGTGGTAAACGTTGCAGAAGACCACGTAGTGTTATCAAAATCACAAACCGCTGTCGTGCCGTCCGCTACAGGCGTCACCGAGGTCAGCGTATTACCGCCCGTGGTGTAGCCATTGCCGTTAGTGAGCTCATCCGAGTTGCTCACGAGCGTGTCATAGCTCGTTGTGGCAGCGCCATAGGTTCCAGAACCTGAAGCGGTTGCCTTCATCAAAGCAAGCTTAAAGGTATTGCCGGTAGAGGCCGTGAAGTTGTGGACCGCTTTGAGGATCTCGACCTTAAACGACGTCGGCATTGCGGTTGTTACGGAAATAGGCATTTTAATTCTCCAATAATTTAATCAACTCGGGATATCCCGCATCCCGAAAACGGTTCATTAGCGTGGTGTTGTGGGACGCCACCGCTTGTCGCATGTAACGCACCAAAACCTCACGGACTTGCGCCTTGAAGGCCTCTGCTTGATCCCGAATAACGGGATGAGACGACGAGCCTACATAGACGATTTTTTCAAGCGCCATTTCAGCCACCTCTTCAGGCGAGAACCCCCGTCCAGAGACGTGGGTTACTTTGAATTCCCCAAGAAGAGCACCACCAGATGATCCAATCATGGCCCAGGACTCACAGATTTAATCGGTAAACGAATCATGCCATCTCTGTACTCATCACGTCTACGACGTCCTTGCTGCTCCATACCAAGACCTTGAATTGCTTGCTGGTAACTTTGATTAAAGTACCCAAGCATATCGGGGGGCCCTTTGGTGTAACTGTAAGCCTGAATCAAACAGGCATAAAGCAAAGCTTCAGGTGCGTTCAAGCTGATCCACGTTGTCGTGTTGGTACTAGAAAGCTGGGCAGGTCGATAGATATAACCCAGTTCAACGGCAAAATTTGCATTAGGTGTTGGAGCAATGTAGAACGTGTTCTGATCCCAAACCGAATAGTACTTAGGTACTCCTGTCTCCCCGCCATCAGGCCAGTACTCTTTCATGAACGACGTGTCACGGAAATCCAAGAAAATTTGGTCACTCGTTGTAGGATTGGTGATCATCATGTAACGATGGGTCAAGATATCTGATGGCGAGGTCAGAAACTTGTTCCCCGAAGTCATTAAAGCAGTGGATTCTTTTTTAAAGTAATCCAGGTCGATATCCCGCAGGATGCGGTTCTCGGCCATCGTAATGAAGGTGTTGATCACCGAGGCCGTGAACACATTGCTGTTCACCTCAGTGTAGTTCCTAATGTTTGTAACGAGTTCGTCGTAAGTCATGATCAAGTAATCACAATAGTGACGTTGCCAACAAACCCGTACCCCGTGACAAAATCTTGTGCGGGATATGGCCTCATGTCCGTGCGATTCACGGTGCTGAACCCAGAGCCAATGCTTTGAAACGGCGCACTAAACCCTGGCGTCCCAAGGTAGATTGTAACCGGCTCAATGCGATCAACGCGAGGGTCTTTGAGCGCAATCGCATCGCCACGGTACTTGAGCGGATAGAGCTGTGGCTCTTTGGGCTCGTAGTCATCAGGACAGACCATGAACCCGCGCCAGTTCTTGCGCAGCGTGTTGTAGGAGTACCGCTGTCCGCAGTAATCACACAGGCCGAAGGAGAATTTGCCTGTTGCAAAGGCCATGACTTACTGCCCGAAATCGGGAATAAACAGAGCGCTTGCCGTGTCTCGGTCTTCCGCAGCCGCGCGCTGGAAGTCTTCTTCGTAGATCTGCTTGAGCATGCCCACACGCTCGGGCGCATACTTGAGCGCTACTTGATAAGCAAGGCCCGAAGCAAGGCAAGGCAAAAATCGGAAGTTAACGTCGGCTGTATTGGTGTAAACACCCGCATCTTGAATGCGACGGATACGGTAGTAAACCAGTGTATAAGCCAGATCGGGCGACGGATACAAGAACACCTTAAACGTATTTGCCCGTTGTACGTACAACTGCGCAGGCTGCGCTTGCACCGTCTTATCAGGAAGATCCAAATACTCTTCGCGGCTAATACGGTCTAGGGTAATGTCTTGCTGGGGGCTGACTCCCGGCAAACGGATCACAGCGGACAGCACGTTGACCGTGTCAGAGGCGAGCGTGATCTCGTAGCCTCCAGGCGTTAACGTATAAGAGGCCTGCTCAATGGTCCAAAGATTCAAGCCTCGATTAGCCCAATCCAAAAACAACAGGTTCATCGACCGACGCGCTGAGCTGAGCTGGTAGCCTGCGGTAGGCCGCATGCCACAGCGCTCAAACGCTTCTTCGATTAAGTCATCAATCGAAAGATTGAAGTCGGTCGTGCCTGACGTTGCCATTTAGTCGCAGCTTCCGCCCATGCGCATCTTCTTGACGCCCTTCATGGCCATGCGCTTGTGCTGATTAACGGCACCGCCGTTTTTCATGCGCACAGGGCCCGTCGTCTTGCTTGTTTCACTCAACATTTTGTTGGCAGGGCCCGATGTAACCGCCCCGCCACCCCGTGTTGCACAACCCATTCCACGTCCAGCCATGATTATTTCCCCTTCTTCATAACTTTGCCACCCATTTTCATGCCGTGTTTGGCTCCGGGCATCATCGATCCATCAGGCATTTTGTGCATAGCACGACCCTTGGCATCCGATGTTTTCTTTTTCATAGCACGACCCATTTTATCGGCCATGCCGCCTTTTTCATAACCCTTCATCATGATTTCTTTACTCCTTTTGCAGTTTTTGCAGACTCTCTAAAGGCTTGCGCCGTTGGAGCACCCTTGGTTCCAGGTTTGCGCATCTTTTCGCCCGATCCGGCAGCGATTCGTTTGCGCTTGGCTTGGATGTTTGCATAAAGCCCTGGTTTAGTTGCCATGTTCAGGGTCCTTTTTTGACGAGGGCATCAATCTTTGCTTCAAGGCGCTCAAAACCTGAATCAAAGCGTTCCATGATCTTTTCAAGGTCCTGCTTAACTTCTGCACGAGTGATGTGATCACGAGCTATCTCCTCTCGTGTTCGATTCAGGAGAATCTGGATACGTCGTTGTTCATCCGAAGCTTGCTTAAGCATGAACATCACCAGAGCCACCAAAAACGAGGTGATCAAATTCCAAACCAACGTACTCGTTTCCATTCAACATTTCCATCGACGTCTTGCTTGCCTAATACGGCTGTTGGGATCTTTGGCTGCTTCAGGATACATCTTCATCTGACCTGCTGAACGAGCACAAAACGATTTGCGGCGTTTGGCTTCCGCAGGGCTCGGATTATCCGTTGTCACAGCCGTCTTAAGCTTGCTGCCAGGGTTGGCTGCGCGATAAGCCTTGACGCCTTTTTGCGTCATGCCAGCGCCCTGCTTCGTCGGTCGGAAATTACCGCTCTTGACCGACGTTGCAATGCCCATGCCCTTCTTAGCCATTTACTGCGCAGCCCCGCCTTGAAAGAGCAGTGTTACGCTGGTGACTTCAGCATTAGCTACGTCAATGAACACACCTGTGTCAAACAGGATGCCCATATCGGGGATGATAAGGTCACTGGCCCCTGCTGAGGCGGGGGTGTTGATCGTGATCAACGCCGTACCAGAAGAGGTTGTTCCGTTTTTTAAAGAAAACGATGAGGCCGTAGCGGTGTTGGTGAAATAAATTCCCACCACTCGTGTACGGCCCGCAATCGCGTGCGCATCGGCAGTCTTGGTGACTGCCTGAATATTACTGGAGCTCATAAGAGCCTCCTATTAGGAAGCTTGCGTGAACGTTACGCCCGCAGCAACCGCACAGTAAGCATAAGCAAACCAACTTGTGCCATCGCAATACAGCTCAACGCGATCACCCGCAACGGCCTGCGCGTCCACAAAACTGATTGTGTCATCTGCGGTGCCCGTGTCGCCAGCAGCGCCAGAAGCCGGATAAGCTTGGCCTTTGATGATGTTGGCACTCGAAGCCGTGACAATCGTATAGCTTGCGCCAGAAGGAGCCGCTTTTACGATGAAGGTGTAGCGAAGACCAGCAGCAGGAGTAGGCAACGTGGTTGCAAACTCTGTGGCGGCATTCAAGAAAAAGGTTCTGCCCGACTGCGCCGCTGTCAACGTGCTTGCTGCGGTCAGCTCGGTGGTTGCGGTTGCGCCAGTGATGTTACCTGTTACATTGCCAATAAAGCCATTGGTCGAGGTAACTGGCCCACTGAAGGTTGTATTAGCCATTATAACGATCCTCACATGCGATATCGGCATATTAGTCTGCATGTCGTCAGCCGGGACTGTCTAATATGCCGGAGCTAACCCCGGAATGAATTGACTGTATCACTAAGACACGGTGCATGCAAGGTATTGAAATGACCACCCTTTGCGAGGTCCCTTCACAAGTGGGTTACCTGTCTTCAGCGCTCTTCTTAACGTAGGCATAAGAAGTCCTAACT